AATGGATCATCATTTGCATCATTAACAAAGCCTACTGGTGTGATGTCTGTCCAAGTGTTGTCATACAAGACATAAACTTTTTCTCTTGTACCAACTCCTAAAACATTATTACCAGCATTATCTTTATAGCCATATAAACCTATGATAGATCCGTCTAATGCTGTGGCTCTGAGTTTTTCCCACCCGCCAATAGGTTTTAGATATCCGTTTTCAAAACGCACCAAATCACCATCGACCCAACGCCCTTTATTGGCGTAGTCTGTACCATTGGTTACGATTCCTGCAGGGGGTGTTATTGGAAATAATGCCATTTAGACATTATATATAATTTATGTTTTAAAGTAAGCAGGTAATCCAATCATCGGTCTACCATCATACTTGTTGCTTTCAGCATCTTTACCACTAGCATCGTTGTAGTGTAAAAACACTTGTCCGCAATCTTTACCTTTAAATGGTTCACGCCAATGCTCTAATTCACAACCACGATACATCAGCATATCGCCTGGTTTTAAGTTTACTTCTACGCCTTTTTTACCTTCTTCACCTGAGGGTTCTAAAAATATAGGCCAATCATCACCACCTAAGTTCATGGTGGTAGATATCTCGCAAGAGTATCTATCTTTATGTCTTTTTAACTCATCACCTTTTTTATAGATTCTTGCATACGAATAAGTTTCAGTTAGCTTTACACCTGATTCTTTTTCCATAATAGGTTTAACTTTTTGTAATAAAGTTTCCATAACGATATCTGAGTAATGTGAATAAGTTTCAGGTATTTGTTGATCGTTCCAAACTCCAAAGTATTCAGTAAATTGTGAAATGTATTTCTCATCAAACAAATGTCTTGCTACTGCTCTTTTATTTAAAAAGTATTGATAACAAAAATCTGCTAACTCTGTTGATATAGCACCTTTAATTACTTGATATTTATTTTTCTTAAAGCTCATTTGAATGGATATCCTAAATTCCAACACACTAAGGAGTGTCGTATTCCTTTGGTTACTGGTTTGACTCTATGCCAAACAAAAGATGGAAAGATAATCACGCTACCTTTCTTTCTAATTTCTTCACATATTCTTGGCTGTGAGCCTTCGTCTGTGTTTCTAAAATCAAACTCTAAATCTCCGCCTTCATATTCTTCAGGATCGGTTAAAGATACAGTCATGCTAAGTTTTCTTAACTTGTTATGCACATTTTGATTTTCAGGATTATTGTAAGGTTCTTCGTAAGAGTCACAATGCCAATCGTAAAACTGACCTTTCTTGTATTCGGTAAATTGACAAGCCTCGCTAAAATCCCATTCAAAATTCCAACCAGCACTTGCATTTGCTTGATGTATGTAAGGATGTATTTCGTTGTATATCCATCTATCTGACATCCATACAATATCAGACTTTCTTTTCTTTTGAATGTTTTTAAGTTCTAGCTTGGTTAAGTTGCTTTCATCAGCTTCGCCTGTAAGGGCGGTTTTTTTATCTTGCTCTTTACCATAACGAACAATCTCATCACATATTCTTTCAGGTATAGCTGATTGAAAGTACCAGTAATAGTATTTTAGATTCATCTTCTCTCTCTTAAGAGATCAGTATAATTTAGATGTGGTTTAAAAGATAGGTTGTTGTTATCCGTTCCAATTACCAGCTTTGACTTCTCTAAAGACTGTTCTTAAATCCCAACAGCTTGATGTGTCAATATTAACTCCAGCTTCTTTTACGATAACGACACCTGAGCCACCTGAACCACCTACTCCACTTGGAGAAGTAGCGATATGTTGTGCACCACCGCCACCGCCACCTAAGTTAGCAGTTCCGTTTACGCCTCCTCCTGATGGTCCACCGCCAGCTCCGCCGCCTCCATTACCACCAGCTCCGCCTGTTCCAAGATAATAACCACCTGCACCGCCACCTCCTGCGTAAAAAACAGGAGAACCTGTAATTGAATTTTCTAAACCTACGCCACCTGCTGCTGCTCCGCCTGGATTTACACCAGGGAGTGGTGTTCCAGCTGGGTACCAAGTAGCACTAGTACCAACACCACCTGCTCCTCCGCCAGCACCTGATGTGCCTTGTCCATCATAACCTGGAAAAGGACTATTGGATGTACCCCCAGGATTTCCCTGGCCTGGAACGCCTGTTCCTGCCGTGGATGGATATACAGCTGGTCCATAACCAGGGACAGCAGCACCTGATCCACCACCTGATCCTCCTGGTCCACCATCTTGTCCATAGTTGCCAGGTGCACCTGCTGAATTACCATAACCACCACCTTCTGAGGTAATTGGAGATGGCGTACCTAAAACTGAATCTGAGCCTTTACTACCAATACCAGGGACAGTTGGTGCAGGTGTTCCAGGAGAAGTACCTCCTGCACCTCCACCACCAACTACTACTGGGTAAGGTGAGCCACCAGCAACAGGATTGCCTGTGCCTGTTAAATAACCACCTGCTCCTCCGCCTGCTCCATAATAATAAGAACCGCCACCGCCACCTCCTGCGACAACCAAGTATTCAACTTCTGTTGTTAAAGGTTGAGTGGTTAGTGTTCCAGTAGAATTAAAGGTGTTAATTTTTTCAGGCTGAAGTTTAGGATTTAATACTGCTCCGATTAATCTAGGCATTGGTCCATGTCCCTGCTTTCACATTGTCATAAAGGGCGTTCATATCCCATACTCCTGAGGCTTTGTAAGGTCCTGCAGCTTCTTTGGTAATAACTACGCCTGAACCACCATTACCACCATTGTAAATCCCAGGGGTTGGTTCATTTAAATGACCGCACCCTCCGCCTCCGCCACCAAGATTTGCTGTTCCTGCTATTCCGTTAGCGTTACCTTTTCCATCTCCGCCACCGCCAGAGCCACCAGCTCCTCCGTCAGTTCCATATTGTCCGCCTCCTCCGCCACCAGCGTAAGTCACACTTGATCCTGAAATTGAATCTGCTATGCCAGCACCTCCTGCTCCTCCAGCAGAACCTGATCCGTTGCCTCCAACAGCACCTGCACCACCTCCGCCACCTGAACCATAATTGGGTGCTGAATCAGCTCCGCTACCACCAGCGTTTCCGTAAACAGTCCAACCTGAAATAGTAGGTTGGTTTGAAGCACCGGGACCACTACCAAAATTACCACCTCCGCCACCTGAACCGCCTGATGTACCTGGGCCACGGTTATATTTACCGCCACCTCCGCCTCCATTGGCTACATAGCTACCTGTAAAAGAAGAATTGCTACCTGTTGATCCAAGAGTTCCATTAGCAGGCGCACCAGTTCCCCCTGCACCACCTGCACCTACGGTGATAGGGTAAGAAGAACCTCCTGTAACAGAAAGAGAGGTATTGGTAATTAATGCACCTGCTCCTCCGCCTCCTGATGATCTTGCTTCCCCAGCCGCATTATCGTTTCCTCCACCGCCACCGCCTCCTGCTACAACTAAAACAGATATAGAAGTTGTATAAGGTGCTGTAGTTAAAGTACCGCTTGAATTAAATGTAGTTATAGTTTCGGGTTGCTCAACTGGAGGATTATCGACACCTACTACTCCGCCATTAGAACTAGCCATGGTTAGACCTCATTCCATTGCAGATTAGTAGCATCCCATTCGTAATTGGTTGTAACTATTGGATCACCAGTATGGGTTGCTCCTAACCATTTTTGATTATCTTCATCCCAAGAAATTAAGACTGGTTCTGAATTTATTTCTGTAATTGTTGGATAGGTAACTGGTGCCTCCCAGTCATCGTTAGAATCTAATGACCAAGAGGGAAAAGGTTGTGGCAAGATAAACTTATCTTTACTTGCATCATAGGTATAACCTATACCTGCATATTGTTTTCTAAAATTACTGTTGTATGAAGTTTGTTTCCAAGCTGTTCCATCTTCTAAGTGTGGAACAATAGATGCTACAAATGTTTCTGCCTCAGAGGATAATTCTCCTCCGTTAGCTTCTACATCATCGTTGGATATTACTATTACTCGTAATACTTCGTTGCTTGAATTAAGTTCTGCAAAGTGAGCCATATTTGTACTCCTTAAGCGTCATCTAGTTCTTCGTAACTAATGGTGTAAGTTAAATCTCCATTAGCACTTGCACCACCCTCTAATACATCTCCTTCTTCAAGATAGATGCTTGAGTTCTTATCAATAAGAACCAAAGTAGCATCTG